TTTTAACAACTTCTCCTTTGGGCCCGAAGTTCGGAGATGATGGGTTAGCCATTGAGTTGGACGAGACTAAGAGCTACTTGACCGAGGCGGCAGCCGAGGTCGGTATGGTTCTCGAACAGGATGCGCGCGCCGAGACCGAACCGTTGGAGTTTCTATCCCGTAAATACCCCGCCCCAAAGTTCTACACCGTGAGTCATCCGGTGGTGAATTTGAACGGCAGAAACGCAATCGCAAAAGGGGGTTCGCAACCCCTCGGGGGTGGCGGCTTTCATGCTTGGTGCAAAGGCATCTTAGCAACAGAAAGTCACGTTCCACTCTTGTCAGATTTTGCAGACGCAGGGTTACGGATAGCCACAGAATCGGAATTGGCTGCATGCGACATAGCCATTGAACAGGATCGGGAGCTGTCATACAAGATAGCACAGGGCCCTTATCCCGTTCCAGCCGACGAGACAGCGAAGGAGCTGTTACTCGAATCGGTCTGCACTTCTCTTGAAATAGGATGTATATCCGAAATGCTCAAGATCGTGTCTGCTCTCAATGAGGCAACCGATGCTCAGAGTATCAACGAGTGTGAACTTCCGCACACCGTTGAGCAATTCGAGGAGAAGGTAGCAGCGATCGCTATTTAGGGATCATAGTCCTCAAGCCCACATAGGACTTTAATACTCGGGCGGTTGGAGGGGGTTCCAATTAATTGGAATACCTTTTTACAGAATCATGGCAAATAACAAGAAACAGGCTCAGAAGAAGAAACCACAACAGCAGCGCAGTGCCCCTAAGGTGGCAACTCGTACTGTTGTTCGTCATGCCGAGAAACACTCGTATGATGAGAAGGCGTATGCTAGGTTGTTGATGAACCCTTGCACCGGAGAAATGGTAAAGCCTTGCTACCAAGGAGCAGGCATGGCTTACCGAATCCGGGTGCAGGCGTACGTCACCCCAGAGATGTTAGCTGGAGGGTCATCCCCCAGCGCCTCTGGACATGTGAAACGCAGTTGCGTGGTCGCTTTTGTCCCTTCCCAGAATAAAATTATTATGGGGAGTGCGGACGGCGATCAGGCCACGTTGACCATGGGTAAAACCAAGAACGTCTTCGACAATTTCATCTTTACACCACCCGAAGCAACCGGCGGCAAAGTCGCCGATTCCTTCCGAACGGTAGCAGCGTGTCTCAAGTTTATTCCGGAAGGAGATTATGGCACCCGGTCTGGAGTGATCGGGACGGCATATCTTGCCGGGGCAAATTGGGGGACCATTGGCTCCAACACCGCGACGGCTACCAACATCCTGAACACCATGACAAAAGTTCAGGACATTGGTCAGTCTTCATGCCATTCTGAGACGCGCTGGTTTCCGACTTCAGTTGACCAGGACGTATCAGACCCATCCTACGTAGCCCCACCGGAACAAATTACTTTGTCGGCGGCAGCCGATCAACAAGGAACAATAATGATGGTCCTTGACAATGTCGACTGCATTCAGGCGTCAGGCCAGACGATGCCTGTCGTCCAAGGCAAGTATTTGTTTACGGCGGTGTACGAATGGAGTCCCAACACCGGACAAAGCGCTACTGCAGTTGTCCCCATCCCACCTGATGGTACCTTATCTGGTACTCAGAACTTCCTCGGACGTATGTTTGCTTCACTCAGTGATGCAGCAGTACATTCTTTTGAGGATGGGGTGAGAAAGGGAGGGCAGCGGTTGTTGACCGCGGGCGCAAACACATTACTACGTGCCCCGACCAAATACCTCGCTCTGTAGAGAATTTAGTAGTTATAACTGTCGACTAGCTATCGCAGTTACTACCCTCCAGCATAAAAGCTTTGCAAGCTTTATCTTAATTATACACAA